GCTCCGACGACGGTCGCAGCGCTGGCACGACGCGGCCCCGAACGCGCGCGACGAGGCGACGAGACGGACGGAGTGACGCGACGCGCGAAAACCGCGAAAACTGGCCGAAACGCGCGAGCAGTCCCTCGATCCCATTATTTCAGCGTAGGACGTGTTCTCGCAGTGGACCCGTATATCCCCACGACGTATACTGGTACCAGATCGAACGACACGACCAGCGCGCGACCCGCGCGCGGGCGACGTTCGACAGCAGTGGAGGCATCACCGATGCCAGCTCCGAAGACTACTCGCCGCGTGTTCGCTCCGACCCAGTGCCACTGGCGGGAGGGTGGACTCGGCGACAAGACCGGGAAGCCGGTCTGCAAGAAGCCTCGCGTCAGCCAACACGCGAACCTGTGCAGGCAGCACGAGGCCCTCTGGCAGGCGGCAGCTCGGGAGAGGTACGACGCCAAGCGGAAGGCCGCGATCATCGCGGAGTACGAAGCCGCCAAGGCGTAGGCACCAGGGGAGGGGCCTCCGGGCCCCTCCCCTCTCTCGTGTCCCAGGACCGGGAGTCTCTCGGGTGCCCGGAGACTCCAGGGAGCGGCAGAACGTCTCATGCTCCAGGGAGCAGGACAAGTTCTCAGGTCGGTGAGCTCTCGGGTGTCCGAGACTTCGGGGAGCGGGGAGACGTCTCCGGACAGGGAAGGTCGGAGACTCCCGGGTGTCGGTCGCGCGGGGCCCGGACGTCTCTCCGGGGAGCGACGGACCCGCTGACCCGGAGACTCCCGGGTGACACCCTGCCACCCGGGACCAGACCCGCCCGCTGACGTCCGCGGCCCGCCGCCACCCCGGCCCGCCGCGTCGGGGCCCGCCGGGCGCGGACACCGAGGTGCCACCCGGACAGCCGGATCCCGGCGGCCAGGGCGTCCGCACCCGGGAGCCACCCGACAGGACGGGGCCAGTACCCGGGTGCCACCCGGGAGTCGCGGGGACAGGCGGGCCAGATCGTCCCGCCCGCGACGTCTCCCGTCGAGCCAACCTGGCCGACTGGCTCCGCGTCAGGTGGCATCCGGGCTCGGTCCCGTCGGGTGTGGCATCCGGGCGCGGGGCGGCGCGACGTCACTAGACCCAGCGCCTGACCGCGGCTGGCGCGAGCGACGAGGTACCCGTCCCGTCGAGCGACCGTCCTCAGGTCCCAGTATTTCAGCGACAGGCATGCCCCTGCGGCTGGACGTATATCCCCTCGCCGCGTACTATCGTCCTATCGAAAACGAGCTCGACGATCGCGCCGACGAACGGCGCCGACGATCGACTCGAAGCGAGGTAACGATCGAAGTGACCGATCGAAAGCAGACGCGCCGCGTGTTCGCGCAGGGGCAGTGCCACTGGCGAGTCGGCGGGCTCGGCGACCGCGAGGGCGCGCCGGCCTGCAGGGGCAAGATCGAGGCCGCACACGCGAACCTCTGCCCCAAGCACGAGGCGCTGTGGCAGGCGGCCGCTCGCGAGCGGTACGCCGCGAGGCGAAAGGCGACGATCATCGCCGAGTACGAGGCCGCGAAGGCCGCGAAGTAGGGGCTCGAGGGAGGGCGCTCCGGCGCCCTCCCTCTCTTTCTGCCCGGCGCCGGGAGCCGCCCCCGGCATCGGTGGTGCGTTGTTTCGGGGCGGCTCAAGCTCTCCGGAGCGGGTCTCTCCGGAGCAGCAGTGGTGTGTTGTTTCGGCACTCGCACGTCTCTCATGCCGGGCGCGGGCTCGAGCCGGAGGGGCGACGGAACCCCGCCGCTCGACCCCGTGGAGGCGAGGGGAGCGGCGGGGTCCCTGAGCTACTCCGTCGCGGCTGGCCGCGCGGGCCTGGAGTCCACCACGTACCGGAGGCAGTCGAGCGTCATGGCCAGGAGCGTCGCCACCGTGCGGTAGCCGTCGATGTCCCTGCGGACCAGGGTGTCGACGCCGCGCTCCAGGGTGGTCACCCACAGCCGGTCGACCGCCTCGTGGGCGTCGTTGACCCGCTCGAGGATCTCCCAGTAGTCGAGCGCCTGCTCCCGCGTGAGCCCGGTCTTCACCGCGTCCTCGACGAAGTAGAAGCGCTCGCCCTCCGTCAGCGACTCCCGCACCTCCGGGCTCCCCGCCGGGTGACGATCGGGTGGCGACTCGTCAGCGACCACGATCCTGTCGTGGGGCGAGTGGTCGGGTGCGGTCGGGGTCCCGACCCCGTGGAGCCAGTCGTCGTCGTCCCCGCCCGCGTACAGCGAGTGCTCCCCGGGCGGGGGCTCGCCCTCCGTCGGGTCCGCGCCGCCGACCAGCTCCCACCCCAGCGTCTCGGCCAGCCACACGGCCGGCCACTCGCCCACGGGCACGCGTCTCAGCCGCTCCGTGTCCTCGACCCGCAGGTACCGCCCGAACTCGCTGGTGGTGAACTCGAGCCGGTCCCCGTGGATCTTCACGATCTTGCTCACTCGTCCGTTCCTCCTGCTAGTCGCCAGAGCTCCCACAGGGAGTCCCGCAGGTTGTCCAGCGCGCGCTCCATGTCGAGCTTCTCTCCGAGCGTGTCCCCGAGTGCCAGGTTCACGGCGTCGGCGTAGTCGTCGCGCGTGACGTCGCGCTGCGCCTCGATCTGCTCCTCTGGTGTCACGGCGTCACCTCCTCGATGTGCCACGCGCCGTCGCGGTAGTCGACGACGCACGAGTCCTCCTGCGGGCAGTCCGGCTGCCCCTCCGTCCCCGCCCAGTACCCGAGCACGTACCCGTAGACCAGGACCAGTAGCACCAGGGCCACTGGCCACCACGGGTGCGGGTCGGGGTCGGTCTGCTCGACCGGCCACGCCTGCCTCACGGCTGGTGCCTCTTCAGCACGGCCTCGGCCTCCTCGCGCGTGGCGTAGCCCAGGCGCGCGAACAGGATCAGACCGTAGAAGTCCCCCTTGGTGACCGACACGATGTACCAGCGGTCGCCGAGGCGACGGACCTCACCCTTCAGGGTTCCCGTGTTCACTTCGTTGTCCTCCACTTCTGGCCTCGTCGCGCGAACCTCGCGCGTCGTCGACCTGATACGTAGATATTATCTCCTCGACGACGCCGTGTCCAGCGAAGCATCAGATGGTGCACCATACTTATTTTTCGCGCTCGGGCGGGACCAGGAGGACGGCGCCGCAGCGGTTGCAGATGTACAGGGGCTCGACCCACACGCCCACCAGAGGCTCGGTGCGGGTCCCGTCCGGCAGGCACGGGTCGAACCCGTCCTGCTCGGCGGTGTTCTTGCAGACGACGGAGCAGGTGAGCTCCCCGTCGAGGATCTTCCCGCCCCACAGCTCGAAGGCCCACTGCGGGACCGGGACGCCGAACAGCCGGCTGGCCTCGACCCACTCGCCCCACGTGTAGGGCCGGGCGGCCGCGATGCGCCGGAGCTGCAGCCGGCGCTCCGCAGGCGAGACAGTCACTGAGACACCTCCTCGTTCGCGTGCAGCCACATCGTGCGCTCGCACGACGGACACCACGTGCCGTACTCGTCCAGGGGCCACGCGCCGCAGAGGCACGTGGCGGTCGGCAGCAGGCCGTCACCCATGAGGGCCCAGTCCTCGCCGTAGAACTCGTAGGCGCTCACAGTCGGCCTCCCCACTCGTCGCACCGGCACTGGATCAGCCGCGGGCGGCCGTTCGCTCCCTTGAGCACGCCCGGCGTGATCGCTTCGTCGCAGTCGGGGCAGCGCTCCGGCCCGAACATGCGCTCCTCGTTCGAGGGCTCCGGGTACTCGCTCGCGGGGTACCACGGCGTCCACTCGCCCCTGCTGTCGAGCCGCAGCGTCTGCGTCGGCTTCGTCACTTCGAGGTCCTCCACTTTCGCGGTCGGCGTTCGTCGACCGTTCTGAGTAGATTATATCCCCTCCACGACGCTCTGTCCAGCGAAGCAGTCAGCGCTGCACCATACTTTTTTTCGTCGCCTCCATCTGCTCGAGCTGCGCCCTGATCTGCGCGAGGATCTTGGGCCTCGAGCCGGCGAACCCGCTGCGCTTGGCCGCCTGGAGGGCGGACATCCTGCTCGACATCCGGATCCCGTGTTCCGTCTCGAGCTCGAGCGCGTGGTACAGGCTCAGCAGCCTGAAGAAGTCGATGTCCTGGGGTGTGTCCAGGATGATCGTGCCGTTCGGGAGTACCTCGCTCACGCGATCTGCTCTCCTTCCCTCATGCACGAGGCGTGGACGATCCCGTCCGCGACCTCGGCCACGTCGTTGCTGAGCGGGAACTCGCCGCAGCGGACACAGCGCCCGTAGCCCTGCATCGTGCGTCGGAACTCCCACTTGTAGCCGAACACCGAGAACCCGAGGTAGCGGACTCTCAGCGTGCTGTAGCCGACTTCCGTGACCTCGCCCGGGGGCGAGCCCGCGAGCATGCGAGCCGTGCCGTCGGCCATCCGACGACTGGGCACAGCCCAGTCGCCGGGTCTCCACGGGGCGCCCACGTCAGGCGATCCCGTAGTAGTCGAGCGCGATCGACGCGTGCTCGAGGTTGTTGTCCCCGTCCGAGCCGTCTGGCAGCTCGTACGGGAGGAACGCGCCGACTGGCACGTTCATGGCCGCCCGGAGCGTCTGGTACCAGTCGTCGAAGTCCATCGCGTCATCACGACGCAGGGCCTGGATGAGCCTGGTCTTCCGCTCCTCGGTGTACTCGATCCACATCGGGCTCGAGGTCTGCGCCTCGCTCACGGGTGGTCGATGGCTTCGAGGAGAGCCATCCCGATGACGACGAACAACACGAGCGCTGCGAACGCGCCCGCTACCGTCGTTGCGACCTCCAACACTTCGAGGTCCTCCACTGCGTGTACGGGTTCGCGCGTTCGCGCGACCTCGTACGATCTGATAGTATCTCCTCGACGATACCGTGTCCATACAAGCATCTACTGAGGCTCCATCATTTTTTCGCCACACGGAGGAGCTCCCTGGGACTGGAGACGACGCGTACTCGAGGGTCGGCCAGCACCCGTGTGACCTGGAGGACCGGGATGTCGACGTGCTCCAGGACCCCGCCGCGGTGGAGCCAGTGGCGAGGGATGTCGAGGTCGTCGGCCATCGCCAGCAGGGAGTCTCGGCCACCCGCAGTCCAGAGGTGTCGCCGGCGGTCAGCGACGTAGCGTTTCGGCGGCCTGCCGCGTTTCATTCTAGGTGCCTCGTCTCGGCCGCCCGCTTGAGTAGTTTCAGGAGGATCCGCGGCGTGTCCTTCTTCCGGGCGTTGACCCGGACGGGCGCCCCGCCGAGTTGGAGCGGGTCGCGCACCGCCACCTCCCCGGTCCTGTTGAGCCACTTCACCTCGAGGCCCAGCTCCTCGGCGCGACGCAGGCTGTCTCTCAGGCTGGGTATCGAGCTCATCTACTGGACCTCGACGTACTCCATCGTGACCGTGAGCAGGTGGTTGTAGTCACCGCTCATGGCCTCGGCCCGGTACTGCTCGATCAGCTCGTCCTGGTACCCGTGATTCCGCATCGCGGCGATCGCGAGTCCCAGGATGTTGAACGCGTTGCTGTCCTCCCCGACGAGTTCCACGACGGGACGCTCGATCGGGATAGGCAGGCGGGTGACGACCTGGTTCCTGGGCATGTTCACCTCCCGGGTGATGTCCCCCGATGGAGGGGCGGGGCTCATCGCAAGCCCCGCCCCGTGAGCCTCACTTCGGTCTGAAGCGAACGCTCGACAACTGGATCTCTGCCGGCTTACTCCTTCCCCTACGCTGCGCGATCCACACGAGCACCGTCTGGCACACCCGCCACGTGAGGACGAGTGTCATCCAGACGACGTACCCTAACGCCGCCCAAGCGACGGCGAACGTGGACGCCGCGTAGTAGTTCGCGTCGTCGTCGGCGTCCCGCCCGATCGCCGCGTCTGTCGCGGCGATTAGGGTCCCCATGGACATAGCCTTCGTCCGGCGCTTTCGCTCCAGCGCTGCGTCTTCCAGACGTTCGCGCTCCTGCTCGAGACGCTGCGCCTCGAGCCCGACCTTGCGCATCCGCGCTCTGGTCGTCATGAGCATCACCTCGCTGGAAACAGACGACGGCGCCCCTCAGCGGAGGGACGCCGTCATCGAGGTCTAGCTGCGGGGCGCGCGGCGCGCGTCCCGGTCGGCCTTCGCCTTGGCCGCGAGCTCGGGAGTCGCGAAGGCGACAGCTTCGACGCTGGCCTCCAACTGCTCCTCGAGTTCGGTCTTGCCAGAGGCGTTCGCCTTTTTGACGGGCTGCGCCTTGGCGGCCTTGTTGGCGGTGTAGCGCTTGCGCGCTGCGGCCTGCCAGACCTTCTCGTGCTCCGGGCAGAGGTTGGCCCGCTTGGCCACGATCTGCTTCTTGCAGGCCGATGGCCCGGTCTTGTCTCCCAGCCCGCCAGCGCGCCAGTGGCACTGGCCGACGGGGAAGACACGGCGGGTCTTCCGCACCGAAGGCGCGGGCTGCGCGGCCGACTTGGCCGGAGCCTTTGCCGAGGTAGGCATATTCTGTTGCCTCCTGTCTGCGACGACCTTCGATCCCGCTGGATGCTGGACCGTTATCGTCTGGAACGATCATATCTCCTCGACGACGCACTGTCCATATACCTCGACGGTCGTGCACCATATATTTTTTCAGCGCTCGATCGAGCGACCCGTTACGCGCGTAGAACAGGATCCGCGCGCGCGTAGTGCGCTCGAGCCTGCTACAATGCGAGGTCCCCCGCGAGAAACTCGGCCTCGTGGCCACGAGAGTAACTGGGAGCGTCGGGCCAGACGGTAGCGCGGGGTCTTTCCAAGTTCGGCCCAGAGTAACGGCTCAGCCTGGTTCGTGCTTTGTGTGCATGTCGGCCACGTGCCACGCCGCCTCGCTCGGGTTCGTGAAGTGCTTGCCGCAGTGTCCGCACTCGGTAGCCAGCATGAGCTGGTCGGGCGGGAGCTCCGTGGACTGCTTCCGTCGCTGGACCTTCACGATCTTCTCGGGCTTACGCATCGCGATCCCTTCTCTGCTGGAGCCAGGCGGCCACGTCGTACTTGTTGTAGAACCTCTTCTGCCCGACCAGGGCCGACGGGATCCTGTTGGCGCTGAGGACCCGCTTCGAGACGTGGAGCCAGCCGGCCACCTCCTCCGCGGTCATCCAGTCCTCGAGGCTACCCCGAGGGAGTTCCGTGTTATCCGTCACTTAGCGTCCTCCTCTTCCGTACTAACTGCCCGCTTAGGGCGGGCTCCTGAGTCTGCCCCTGGCTCGGCGTCTGCGTCGTCACGGGTGACGTCCGGGTCCCGCTCGGCTCGTCTCGCGACGATGATCCGTTCCCGCCGATTGACCTGCCTGATGTTGCCCTCCTTCACGTTCCTCTTCCCGGTCGTGGCGTAGACCTCCTCGGGGGTGACGTTCGTCTTCCCGAGCGTGGCCTGCGTCGCCTTGATGGCGGACGACGCGCTGGTGTAGGCGTCCCGCTCGACGAGCGTGTTGTACCCCTTCCCGGGCACGGGCTTCCCGGGCCTCTCGTTGTTGAGCCAGTCCCACTCGATGGCCCTGGCCAGGAACGGGGCGTGCTGGTTCGTCTTCGCGTTGCGCAGGATCCTCGTCGAGTACGGGTCGTCCTGCTGCTCCCGGGACATCGCGATGGTGACCCGGGCCCCGTTGCTCCAGAACGTAGAGCCGAACGGATGGCTCGGGTCGTCCGTCGCCTTCGGGACGTGAGCCAGGCTGAGCGCGGGGAGACCGATGGTCGCGATGGCCAGCGAGTACCTGGTCGCCGTCACGGACTTCTCGACCTCCTGCCCGACGCACGCGTAGGTCACCGAGTCGACGACCAGGTAGTCCGCGTGGTGGAGCTCGGCCTGTCCCGCCACCCACGAGGCGATGTCCCAGATGGGACGCACGGGCTGGACGATGAACACCGCGTTGAGGTTCCCGCCGAAGACCTCGACTCGAGGACGCCACTCGTACTGCGCGTGCTGCTCGTAGTCGAGGATGAGGACCCGCATCCCGAGCTCCCGGGTCATGGTCCCGATCCACCAGGCCGCGACCACTCCCTTCCCGACCCCGCCGTCGCCGAACAGGATCGAGTGCTCGGAGGGGTGCAGTCTCCCGAGGATCGAGGGCGCGGGCGGGACCGCGCTGACGTCGGCCAGCATCGTCGCCTCGTCCTCGTCTGCGTCGTCCTCGAGGACGAGCGGGTAGCCCCTCCTGAGCGCGACGCTCCTGGCGTCCGTCTCGCCCGCCAGCGCGTCGATCCCGACGACCCGACTCTCCCGTACCTTGAGGCCCGCCAGGCGCGCTCCTGTGGCCGCCTGGTCCCGTCCCTTACGGCCAGCGTCGTCCAGGTCGAAGACCAGGCGAACCGTGTCCACGCCCGCCGCTCGCAGCGCGTCCCACACCACCGCGGGAATCGAGGACCCGGCCCCCTTGGTCACGCTGTAGGCCTCGATGTCCGAGTACCGCAGGCAGATCGCGTCGGCCTCGCCCTCGCAGACGACGACCTCGCTGGCCGGGCTCTCGGGCGTCGGCCACAGCGGCGGGATGTCCGCTCCCTCCCACCTGAAGTCCTTGCCCTTCTTGCCCTCGCCGACGATCCTGAGCTTCCTCGCGTTCGCGAACTCGAAGACCACCGCGTCCTCGGTCTCGCTCAGCGGGAGGTGCATCCCGTCGAGCTGCTGACGTGAAACCGCACAGCGCTCGGCCATCCATGTAAGAGGAGACCCGGTCTGCTTAGCTGCCGGAGAGACCCCGTTGAGCTTCTTCCTGGTGGGGCGCGCGACGATCGGCTTCGTGGTCTCAACATCCAGTGCCGCCGTGATCTCGAGCGCGTTAGCGGTGCACGCGAAGCACTTCAGGAGCGCCTTGCCGTTCTTCTCGGTGACGTGCAGGGAGTCACTTCCGCCGTGCACCGGACAGGCGAAGAAGCCGCTGCGGCTACCCGGCTCCTGGCTCTCCCAGGACGCGAGCTCCAGCCTGTCCACGTACCAGTCGAAGGTCTGCATCGTCGCCACGGCGGCGACTCACGCGTCTTCGAGGAGGGTGGTGGGCTCCAGGTCGAGGACCTGAGCGATCTGGTCACGCCGTCGCGGCGGCAGGTCCTGCAGGCGTCGCTCCCACAGAGAGATCCGCGGCTGCGTGACGCCGATCTCCTTGGCGAGGTTGGTCTGCGTGATCCCCGTCTGTCGACGACGAACGAACATCTTCGTGACTGCCATCATCTCCCTTTCTTCACCTCCGCCCACGTGGGGCCGTACTCGAAGTCCACCGTCAGGGGGACCCCTCTAAAGTCCTGCTCCATGTGCTTCCTACAGAGCTCTTCGACCCGGTCGATCACGTCGAGGTCGGCCTCGAGGCAGATGCTGTCGTGGACCGGGAACAATACGTTGACGCCGGCCTCGGCGTCGAACTGGTCCTGCAGCCGGGTCATCGCGAGCAGGCAGATGTCAGACGCTCCGGACTGGATCGGCGTGTTCACCGCCTGGCGACGGATGGCGCCGACCTCCCCTCGCGACGACGGCATCAGCGGGAAGCGGCGTCGTCGCCCGAATGGCGACTCGACGTACCCGCGCTGGAGCGTGAGCTCCTGCGTCTCCGCGATCCAGCCCGAGAGCCTCGGGTAGCTCCGCAGGAAGGCGCGGATGAACGCGTCGGCCTGCTCCTCCGTCCACGGCTTGCCTCCGAGCCGCTGCTCGACGTAGCGCATCTCCGCCCCGCTTGCCAGGGCCCGAGCGCCTCTTCCGTAGATGATCCCGAACCCGACGGCCTTGGCCAGGAAGCGCTCGACCTTCGAGATCTGCTCGGGTGGCTTGCTGAAGATCGCGCTCGCGACCTCGAGATGCACGTCGCGCCCGCTGCGGAAGACGTCGGTCAGCGCCTCGTCCTGCGACAGCGCGGCGGCGACCCTGAGCTCGAGCTGCGAGTAGTCGACCTCGACCCAGACCCAGCCGTCCTTCGGTCGGAACGCCTGGCGCATCGGTCGCCAGTGGCTCGAGTCCTCGCGGTCGACCGACGGGACGTTCTGGAGGTTCGGGCCCTGGCTGGACAACCTGCCAGTGGATGTCCCGTGGATGAGGAGCGTTGGGCGGACCCGTTCGTCGGCGTCCGCCCTGTCATAGAGGGACTTCCTGAACGTCGTCTGCGTCTTGACGTCTCGGCGGAGGTTCTGCAGCGAGCGGAGCCACCGCGCCTGTCGGTCGAGCGAGGTCCCGAGGTACTTGGCCACCGCGCTGCGAACGTGGTCCTTGTCGGTGCTGCGGTCGTCCTCGATGAGCTTCCCGTGCTTTCGGACGTCGGGGGTCATGCCCCACTCGTCGTACATGACGTCCGCGACCTGCTGGGGAGACAGGACGTTGTCGACCACCATCGTCGGCGCCAGGGCGACGATCTCTCGCTCGAGGACGCGTCGGCGACGGGCGATCCGACGGTCGAACGCGCGGATGGTCTGCTCTATCCAGCCTAGATCCACAGGAGCGCCCGTCAGCTCACACCTGGCGACGGCCCGACTGATCGGCATGAGCAGGTCGTCGTGCGTCGCCAGGAGCGACTCGCTCTCCTCCCCGGCCTCGTCTACCAGGTCGTTCCACAGCCGGATCGTGTAGCACACGTCGTCGCCGAGGTACCTGTACAGCTCGTCCCAGTCGGTGTCCTTCTCGAAGTCGAACCCGTACTCGTAGTCGTACCTCGTCGCGACCATCTCCTTGAGTCCCAGCCCCCTGACCCGGCTGGTCGGGCGGTTCGGTCGCTCGTCGAGGAGGTGCGCCAGCAGCAGGGTGTCTCCTACCATCGCGTCGTCCGGAGCCCACGCCCCGACGGCCTGCGCGTAGAACTGGTGGTCGAACTTGAAGTTGTGCGCCACGACCCGACGGTCCGTCCGCCAGAGCTTCGCGTCGAGCGTCTCGAGAACGGTCGGGTTCGAGACCAGGTGGCGCGGGACGACGACCGCGACCCCCACGCCGTCGGTCGCGCCGAGCGCGCCGATCCCGATGGCCGTGATCTCGTCGCTGAACGGGTGGAACCCGGTCGTCTCGAGGTCGAGACTGACCGCGCCCGTCGCGTCGTCGAGGTACTCCATGGCCTCGCGGAACTCGATCGGGTCCTGGACCACCCAGAGGTCCACCTCCATCTGGAACCACGGCCTGTCCTGCGAGAGCACTTTGTACAGGTCATTCACGAAGTCGCGATGGAGGTCGGCCTGGCGGACGACCGCCGCGTGGTTGATCGTCGGGAGCCACGGCACGTCGCCCAGCATGCGCATGCGCCCGCGCTCCCTGCTGATGGCCAGGACCCTGTCGCCCCCGTCGAGCGCGTTCAGCGCGGCCGCCCCGACGGACAGAATCCGATCGGGCTGCCAGTCCTCGAGCTCGTCGAACAGGCGGTCGCGCTCCTTGCGGACGTCTGCGATCGGAGGCGGTCGCCCGCCCGGCTGGAGGTCGGTCACCGCGAAGAAGTCCTTGAACTCGACGTGGGGGTAGTCGAGCGCGGACCCGACCGCCTCGATCGCTCGGTCGAGGTAGGTCCCCGCGACTCCCTTGTGGATGCCGATCGCCTTCGGGGCGTCGAACACCATGGCCAGCTTCACTTCTTCGGTCCGACCTCGTAGACTCTCGTGTCCTTGACGTAGTGACCCGTGGCGAGGGAGTGGACGCGGGCGCCGAGCGCGTGGGTCGACACGAAGTCGCACTCGGCGCACTCGGCGCTCACGTACAGCACTTTCCTCACCATGCGGGCCATGCTCTTCTGGAGCGGCCCGACCTCGGGCCCAGGCACCTACCGCAGGGTGCGGCGCTTCGGGGCTTCGGTGGTCTTCGCTGCCGGACGGACCGGACGGACGGGAGCCGCGGCGACCGCCTCGGCCTCGGGCTCCTCTTCTTCGGCGGCCTCTGCCGGAGCGACGGTGTCCAGCTCGTCGAGCACGGTCACCAGCTCAGTGCGGACCCGCGGGTTCTCCGTTCCGGGCAGGAACCCGTCCTGGTACACCTTGAAGACGACGCGGATCCCGATCAGGTCTGGCTCCGTGACGAGGTTCGTGTCCTCGTCGTAGTCGAACGTCTCGAGCTCGCCCAGCCCGAACCGGTCGAAGAACCGCTTCAGGCGGAAGTCGGCCTTCGGGCTCAGTGACAGGAACTCGCTCTGCTTGCGCCCGAGCTGGTCGCCGTCGATGACGGCGTAGGTGACCTGGAGCTGCGGGAACTTGCCCTGTTCGCGGGCGGGACGCCACTCGACCTTGTCGATCTGCCCCTCGTACTCGTCGTACGGGAGGTTGTCGAACGTCGAGGTGACGTCGCCGAGGTTGACTTGGACTGACGGCACTACTGCCTCCTACTTCTTCCGCGACGTGCCCTTGAAGCCGAGCGCGTCGAGGAGCTTGGTGATGGTCGGGTCCTCGATCTCGTTGGGTACCGTCGTACCCCACGGGGCCCTGACCTTGACCGAGAACTTCGGGTACCCGTGCAGGAGGAGCAGACGCTTGACGCTGTCCCCGTCCTCCTCCAGTGCCAGGTACCCGACCACGTCCGGGATGCCGGGCAGCTCGCTCGCGAACTGGCCCTGCAGCGCCGGAGCCTTGACCGTCCCGACCCGAGGGACGATCTCGTCCTTCGAGAGGGCGGTCATGAACACGTGCATCGGCAGGGACTTCACGTACTGCCTGACGATGCGTCTCATTCGGACCAGGACCAGCCCCCAGTCCTGCTGGGCGAGCTGGTCGGGGTCACTGCGGTTGACGGTGTCCTTGTCGAGGATCTCGAGGAGCGTGCTGATCTGCGTCTCCGTGATCGAGTCCACGCCGACGCTGTTGTACGGCGCGTCCGGCCTGCGCAGGTCCTTGTACGCGTCCTCGTAGTCGCGCGAGTCGCGGATGTCGAACACGTCGATGTCCAGGCCCGCTAGTGTCGACTCGCCGGCCTCGAAGTTGAGGAACGCCATCGGGAAGGTGCGAGGGTCCTCCTGGGCGGTACCCAGCAGTCGCGTCTTGCCGTGACCGGGCGGCGAGTGGATCAGCGCCTTGGCGAACGACGAGTCTTCGGGCTTGCGAGGCGTCACCACGGAACCACGTCCTCCAGCATCTGCGCCAGGAGGTAGACCGCTGCCGCTACGCCGATGATCGCGAACACGAAGACGATGATCGTGCAGCCGACAGCAGGGCGAGAAGCGTCTCTCACTGAGGGGCCTCCTTGGGGAGATCAATATACCAAACTTGTCCAGTCATCGGCGCGCCTCTGCGACGACGTACCCGGCCTTGATCACGGCTGCTACGTCCCCGTCGTCCTGGATCGTGATGCAGATCGCGCGAACCGGGCACGACGGGCACGTGAACGGCGAGGGGTTGGGGTACGCCCGCTCGGGATGGATCGCGACCAGGCGCATGTCCCTGAACTCCTCGCGCAGATCTCGCTCGAAGGCGACCATCTGCCCGGGCGTACGGAAGGTCACGTCACGGACGAACAGCGGGTCGTCGTCGCGTGCCTCGCGCTCGTCGAGGTACGTCAGCATATCGGCGTAGTCGGCGGGGTCCAGACCGTGCTCATGTATGGCGAGCCTGTAGAGCTCAGCCGTCGTCCCCTGGTTCTTGTCCTTGGAGAGCCTCCCGTTCTTCAGCAGACGCGGCGGCCCAGCCTCTCGCTTCATGGACGCGTTGTAGACCGCCTGCTCGGGGAACTCGCCGCTGTGCTTCCACCAGGAGTAGACCTCGGCGGTGAGCTGGTCGTCGATGTCGAGGTGAGCGAGGTTGGGTGCTCTCGACGCCGTCTTGTGGTCGACTACACGGAGAACTCCCTCCTTCCGGCCGACCACATCAGCCTGGACTGAAAGCGCGCCGACCTTTCTCCCCTTCGGCGACCGAATGGGTATATTCACTCTGAACTCCACCGCCAGAACCTCGTCCAGCAGCGGATTGACCCGCTCCTTCTCCAGGTAGTTCTGGAGCATCTCCAGCCCCAGCTCGCCCGCCCCTCTATACTCGTCGCGGCTGAGTGACCACCCGATCCCGAGACGTTCCCGCAGCGCCTTGGTCTCCTCGTCGTACACCTCCTGGTAGGTGTCGAGCGCCGCCGTCTCGGCCTGGTCCGTGTCGAGTCCTATCCTGAGCGACTCGTAGTACGCGGCCAGCGCAGCGTGGTAGATGTTCCCGAGGAAGAAGTTGACGTTCCCCCGCTCCTGGTCCAGTCGATGGACGACCGACAGGAACCACTGGCGGCGGCACTTCCTGAAGCCGATGCGCTCGGTGGCGCTGGTGTCTTTGATCCTCACCGGGGTGAGATGCTCCTGTCCCGTGGGCTCAGAGAATGTCTGACTCATGGCTCCCTACACCTACACGCTTCGCGTCTCTGTGAAACGACACTTTCCCTCTGTACGCCGGACAAGAACACTCGTCTTTCTGACATGCGCCGAACGGAGGCTTTCGAGTATGGTCTGCGAGAAGATGATGACAACGCTCGCAGTTCGGTGACATAAACTTCGTAGGTCTCATCGTGGTGGTACTCCCTTGTCCAGATGACTGACTGCGTAGATGCCCATCCGTATCGCGTCCTTCTGGTGCTGCGACAGTCTGGTCCCGTTCGGCGGGCGCGGGAGCTTCGCCAGTCTCGCCTCGCGCGACGGCTTCCACGTCCCGGGCGCGACGACGCGTACGGGGATCTCGTACGTCTCGACCACGACGATACCGATCGACTCCTGGACCTGGCGCAGGGTGCGCCCGAGCTGGGACATCCGCCCGACGCGTGGGAGGTCCTCGATGACCGCGGTCAGCCACCAACCGCGGTAGTGGAAGTGCCTGATGATCTCGTCGAGCTGAGGCTCGAGCTCGCGCGCGTCGATGTCCCCGAACCCGACCCACTGCCCCTCGTCGTTGATCAGCGCCCAGCCCGTGGTCACGCCCGGGTCCAGCGCCAGCCAGCCGTGTCTCATGGTCGCGGGAACTTCTGGAGCAGGAACACCGTCTGGCGTCCGACCGGCGTCTCGAGCACGAAGTCCCAGTCCCCGTCGCTGAACCACTCGCCGTAGTCGTGGACCCAGTTGTGCCCCGCCTGCTTGTGCCCGGGCACGGTCCAGTCGCACGTGACGATCGCTCTGCACGAGGCTCTGAACAGGGCGGCGACCGCGTGCTCGATCGTCGCGGGCGGGACGTGCATCAGGACCTCGACGGCCACCACGAGATCCCACTGCCTGTCTGGCCACCACGTCCCGAGGTCGGCCTCGATGTCCTGCGGCTGACGCAGACGGCTCGGGTCGATGTCGAGTCTCGTGAGGTCTCCGGGCGGCAGGAGCTTCGTGACCCGTCCGTCCCCGGGACCGACCTCCAGGATCGAGTCGACGGGCCCGACGTAGCGAAGCGCCTCGCGGATCGCCCACTCCTGGTTGGCGAACTCCTCGCGCTCCTTGATCCTGTACTCCTCCCAGAAGTGTCTCGCGTCGTACGTCACTTGCCCAGTCCTTTCAGCAGGTCCCTGAGGTTCGACTTGGTGAGCCGGCTGATGCCCCCGAGCTTCCCGGTCAGGTTGTCCTCGACGAGCTCGTCGACCGTGCCCGGCGCGCGCAGCGTCACCACCACGGGACGGTGCTTCAGTCCGATCCGCCGGACCCTATGGAGCGACTGGAAGTAGTCGTCCGCGTTCCAGGTTTTGTCGATGTAGAAGATGGTCTTCACGTTCGTGAACGTGTGCCCGAACTTCCCGACTCCGATCGACAAGATCAGCGCGTCGTAGTCGCCCGCTTTGAACTCCTCGAGCATCCTGTCCCGCTCCCTCTTCGAGAGCTCCCCGGTGACCAGGCGTGTGTTCGACAGGCCCGCGGCCATCAGCCTCGCGAGGAGCTGGCCCGCGCCGTCGCGCCAGTGCGTCCAGATCAGGTACGGCGGCTCGTACTGCCTGATGATGTCGACCAGGGTGTCGTGCTTCCCGGACTCGCCGTCCCACCACGACGTGATCTGCTGGAGCTTCTGGAGCCGCGCGATCTCGTTGGCCGCGATCACGTCCTGCCCGTACAGGGTCGCGACGAACAGGGCCTCCATCTTGGCGTACTCCCTCGCCTGCTTCCGGGTGAGGTCCACGTCGATCACCTCGAACAGATACTCCGGGAGCTCCAGTACCTCCTCCTGGTTCACGACGATCACCAGGTCGGAGTTCTCGGCCATCGCGTCGCGGTCCTTCCGAGTCCCCGTGATCTTCTTGCCCCACGGCGAGTCCTCGATGTAGCAGTAGCGCTCGGCGAACCGCCAGTAGGAGCGGAACGCCGCGGGCCAGATCAGGTGGAGCTGCGTCCAGAGGTCATCTGCGTACTTCGTGGTCGGGTTCCCGCTGAGGAGCCAGAACCTGTCGGTCGCGCCGCGCAGGCGCTGCATGGCCTTGAACCGCTTCGAAGTCCGTGACTTGGTGAGCACGGACTCGTCGAGGATCACCAGCGGCCAGCCCTTCCCCCACTCGTCGGCGGTGATCCGCGCGGCGCGGTCCCACGACGTGACGATCCACCGCGCCCTGGCGGCCTTCAGCTCGTCGATCGCCCCGTCGATGATGTACACGTCGCCCTGCGCGCGCTGCCACAGGCGGATCTCTCGCTCCCAGGTGCGGAGGAGCGACGCGGGCGCGACGACGACGATCTTCTCGCGGACGTCCACGAGCTCGTCTGCGGCGACCACCGCGACCGCCGTCTTCCCGAGCCCGGGGGACATCACGACGATCGCGCCTCGAGCGGATCCCGCGAGGCGCCCGGCGACGTCTCGCTGGTACGCGTACAGGCGGGCGTCGTCTACTGGCGTCCAGGACGTCACTAGCGCGTCTCTAAGGTTCGTCAGGGACGGGTCGCCGTCGGCCAACTGGATCGCGTTCTGGCGCGTCGCCTGGGCCGTCCAGGCGCGCCTAGAGGGATCCCAGTTCGCGCCGACCTGGCGCGCCAGTCCTCGATCGCCCTGGAACACGATCAGCGAGCCGTCGATCACCTAAGCACCAGCCACACCGCGATCGCGATAGCGAGCCACATCAGCAGCGCGAGCCAGCATCCGATCGTGAGCCCGCGGAGGAGCGGGTCAGGAGGCTTCATCGCCATCAGGACAGGTCCACCGCGCTGAGCAGCGCCGTGGCGAAGCGAGCGCGGTGCTCCTGGTCGTTGAGGAGCCTGTTCCGGCCCGACGGATGCGGCACCCTGATCGCGTAGGTCCGCTCCGTCCCGGCGAGCGTCTGCCAGACGTACAGCGGAACGTCGAGCATCTCGAACGCGTCCGCGACGCGCACGCCCAGCAGGACCACGCGCTCGCCGGGTTTCAGTCCGTCGCGGATGTCGGCCGCGCTGTGACGGGCGTCGGCCCACGGCCACTTCCCCACGATCTCGTAGTCGAACAGGTTGGCGCGCCTGAACGAGGCCATGTACACGTCCTCGGTGATCCCGAGGAGGCTGGCGATGCGATGGCCGACAGCGCCGGTGAGCGGGTCGCCGCCCTCGACGAAGGTACCAGGCGCCTCGCCGATCAGGAGAGGAGCTTCACTGCCCATGTCTCGAACTCCGTGAGGTCCGGACCGTAGGACTCCTCGTACCCGGACGGGGCGAGGAGCATGTGACGCGCGCGACGAGTCACCTCCGCGAGGTCGCCGTACCCACTCCCCCAGAGCGGGAACGACATCGACCTCGGCGGCTCGTCGAACCACATCCGCGGCATGGTCCTGTTCTCCGCGTAGAGATGCATCGACCCCGCGGCGTGGGTGTACGCGCCCGGGTAGACCCCGAGCACCTGCGCCAGCGTCGCCATCAGGATCGAGAACTGCGTGAGGTCGTACGGCATCCCGAGCCACAGGTCGTTCGACCGCATCGTCACCTTCATGTGGAGCTTCGGGCTGATCCCCGGCCCGTCAAGGTTGCGGACCAGGAACTGGATCGACACCGTGCACGGGATGTCGTGCTTGTATGTCGCCAGGTCCCGCTGGTCGAAGATCGTGAGGACCGCCTGCCTGCTCTGGGAGTCCGCGCGCAGTCGACTCACGAGGTCCCCGAGCTGCCCGTGGAGCCTGGTCCCGTAGCTCCCCCAGAGGATGCCGTCGTCGGTGTAATCCGCGAACTTCTTCACGCGGCGCGTAAGCTCCTCCGGGATCGAGAGCTGCCCAATCATGGACAGGCCCTCGACCAGCCCGATCACGTTCTTCAGGTCGCGCCCGCCGACCACGATCGGGAAGGTCATCGGGTCCGCGACCCTAAACTGCTCGAAGACGAGCTCGCTGGCCTCGAGCCCGCGCGGCGCGGTCGCGTTCCCGTACATCAGCACCCTGCTGAGCTCGTCCAGCCACGCCTCGGCGTGGGTCATGTAGTCCCTGTGCGTCACTACGACTTCTCCTTCCACCGGTCGTCGATGCCCGTACCCCTCAGCTCGTACTCCAGCAGGAAGAGGAGCTGACACCCCGCGTGGGCCAGGTGCGACAGTCCCGTCTCGGGGTCGTCGTCTTCGCCCTCGTTGAACGCGATGAGGTGTCGCATCAGCGACCCCATCGTGTCGCTGTACTTCAGCCCCAGCCGCCAGTTGTTGGCCGCGTACTTCTCCGCACCGCGACCCAGCACCTTGCTGATCTCGAGCAGCGGCCTCCCGGGGAGCAGGTCGACGCGGGCCTTGTCGCGGTTGTTCTTCATGCCGCCAGTCTCGAAGACGACGCGCTGGTCGCTGTCGCTCACGGGTACCACTCCATCTCGACACCCACCTCGGACGAGAGCACGGCGACTCCGTCCACGTCGTAGACCGTCTGGTCGAGACCCTCGCGGTACGCGACGCGCTTGATCCCGTACGCCGCGAGCAGCAGCACGCAGTTCCCGCACGGCATCATCGTGGAGCAGATCATGGTCGCCTCGCCGGGTCGCACGTACCTCAGCGCGTTGGCCTCGGCGTGGATCACGTAGTTCCTCCGCGCGTCGCGGTCTGACCAGTCGATCTCGACCCCGGACGGGGGACCGTTGTACCCGACGGAGGCGACGGTATTGTCCTCACGGAGGAGGACAGCGCCCACTTTGTGGTACGGGTCCTCGCTCCTCGAGGAGACGACGTGCGCCAGGGCCAGGCCGTACTCGATCGGCGACGGCCTCTTCACTTCTCTCTCACCTCGTAACCTTCTCTCTGTCGTCGGCGGTTCTCCGCCTGCTTCGCCATGTACTCGCGCTCCCACTCGTCGTCCGTCACGTCCATGGCGACCAGGATGTTACCGACGAAGTGCATGACGTCGACCGCCTCGCGAATCACCTCGAGGCGGTTCACGAACGGCGCGTCGTGCGCCCAGTACTTCCACGACACCTCGCTGAGGAGCTCGGTCAGCTCGACGATCGCTGGAAGCACGTTCTCCTTGACTGTCATCGCTACGCGCCTGTCGTTGTGCGGGTCGAACGGGATGCCGAACGTGTCGCGCTGGAGAGCCTTCGTCGACTCGAGCCAGCGCCACTGTCGAGGCGGCTGGTCTTCCAGTTCCCGCTTCGTCAGGACGCAGTACCCCTCGGCCGAATGGTAGTGCGCGGTGTGGTCGATGTGGTCAACGTGGTCGCTTCTCGGGCTTCCCATCCTCGTCCTCCTCGACGTTCTCCTGAACGCGGTCGAGCCAGCGCCTGCAGCTCGCGCAGAACGGTCGGCCCGTCGCGTCGTGCGTCCTGATCTGCTGGTTGTCGCAGCAGCGCGGGATCACCATGTCCTCGAAGTCTGTCATCGCTCCGCTCCCGACACGATCCGCGCCACCATGCCGGCCATGGCCCGCGCGGTCTTGGTCATCGTTCCCGCCCACGGGACGTACCCGTGGCGGCCGTAGATCGTGGCCTGGTCCTCCTCGTTGATCGCGCCGATCGCCACGCTGCGGACCAGCACTCCCAGCGCCCTCGCCTTCTCGACGTTCTGCCGCATCCCGCTGACGTGGCCCTGCCCGTCGCTCGCGAACAGGATCACGGGCGTCTCCCCGGTGCGGACCGACTTCAGGATGGAGCGGTACGCCCACGCCAGGATCTGGCTGTCGGGAGTGCCGCCGTACTTCAGGTCGACGATCTTAGCGATGTCGCTGACGGGCTGACCGGTCTTCCACGCGCGAACCACGCCCGGCCCCCAGATGCCCGCCTTGAACGCGTCGGACCACGCCCAGACCTCGGCTCGCATGGTCGGGACGTGCTGCAGCGCGTTCACGAACGCGGTCGCGACCTCGGCGGTGCTCCTGTCCGGGCCGCCCGCCATCGAGGCGGAGTGGTCGAGCATCAGCCAGACCAGGTAGCGACCCGGCGACTCGCGGTGCTTCTTCTCGAAGACACGCTGCGGGTCGTCGCCGAGCACCCTGTGGAGCGCCCGCTGGTCGAGGCGACCGTGACGCTGGTAGCGCCCGACGGACTCGCGCCCAGTCCGCGAGCGCAGCAGCGCGTCGCGGATGAAGCGGGACGCGGTCTCGTTGGTCTTCACCCGGTCGGCCATGCGGTTGTACCCGCGCTTGTTCCCGAGCGTCCTGATGCTGCGCATCACGTGGACCCGACCCAGGTCGCCGTCCTCGAACTCGATGGCGGAGTCGATCTGGTTCTGGATCTCCACCCGCGCGAGGTGGATGTCGTGGCTGGAGACGCTCGCGCCGGTCGCAGCGGCCTCGACCGCGTCGCTGTCGATGCAGACGTGGATCTCGTACGGCATGTCGCTCGCGGCCTGGTCGGCCTCGCTCGACAGACCGCTGTCTTCCATCTTCTCCGCCGAGCGGACCGCGCGCTGGATAGCCTTCTCGAGCGCCTTCAGCGCGTCGTCCCGAGAGCCCGCGCCTGGCGCGTCGGTCTGTCGGGTGGCGTCCTCGTCGGTCGCCTCGGTCGGGTCGCCCGAGCCCGCGCTTGAGCCCGTCTTGGACCCGCCTGTCTTGCCCTTCGCCGTCCCGATCTTCCCGCGACCCGGACCCGGCGTCGGTCCGGGTCCAGAACCGGGACCCGGCGGGAGCTTGCGTCGCGCCCGCGCCACGGCGACGATGTGGACGAGGCCCTCGCGGACCGCCTCCACGTGCCGTCGCGGCGAGGACTCGACGTGCCACCGCTCGTTCCAGTCGGTCCAGAACTCGAGCTCGGCCTCGTGGCCCGTCCAGTCGTAGTGGTCGCGGTAGCGAACGGCCGCGATCATCGAGCCGACGGGGTTGTCGAGCATCTCCTGGAACTTCGGGGCGGGGTTCCGCTCCCTCATCCCCTCGGCCACGTACTCCTCCGCGGGCTTGAACACCCCGGCGTAGCCCGGGTACTCGTCCACGAAGGAGGTCTCGATCCGGTTGTCGTCGAGCGCGCCGCTGACGAGCTGCGCGACCGTGCTGCTCGGGAAGGCCGCGTTCACCGCCTTCCACGTCTGACGCCCGTACCGCGGGTGCGAGATCTCGTGGACGGACAGCGCGGTGAGGATCCGCCCCTTGCGCTCGACGGTCAGGCGCTTGTCGAGGAGCGGCGCCGGCGTGATCCGCACCTTGCGGCGGACCATGTCGGTCTCCGCGGTCACCGTCGAGTCACTGAACATGACCTGGTAGAACCCGTCGCGCGCGAACGCGTTGACGAAGCTCTGGACCATGCCGTGCGCGATCACCGCGTCCGACGGCTTGTCGTAGTCTCGCCCGTAGCGAGACCACATCCCGTCGAGGTAGCCAGTGTCCGCGCGGACCCGAGGCTTCCAGTACGGCGCGGTGTCGTAGTCGTCGAGCTCGTCGTGGACCTTCTGGTACGTCGAGTCGTCCCAGCCGTACTCCTCGTCCTCGAACTCCTCGTCTTCCTCGGCCTCGCGCTCGGCCCAGTAGTCGTACGTCTTCGTCATGTCAGGGGGCTCCCGCACGCCGCGCAGAAGCTGTTGACGCCCGGCTCGTTGAGGTGGCCGCAGTCGTCGCACGACTTGCTCGCGGACGTGTTATCGCAGTACATCTCGGTGCAGACCAGATAGTCGCCCCCGGTCGGAGACGGGCCAGACACGTTATGGATGGGACAGGTCCAGACGGGTGGCGTCGGCACCGGGTTGCCGTCGGCGTCGAGCTCCTCCTTGGTGATGCGGACGCCGTTCCAGATGTTCTCGAGCTCGTGGCGGACGCTCGCCGACCCGCCCTCGCCCGACGCGGCGTTGATGATCGCGAACTTCGCGGCGAGGTCCCGGTCCAGCCCGTGACGGACCTGGCGGCACGCCATGATCACCTCGCGGGTGCTGATCGGGTTGAAGTCCGGGTCGTTCTGCGCCTTGACCCGCGAGTCCTCCGCGAAGCGCGCGAAGACGTACGCCGAGTTGTCGTCGACACCCGTCGCGTCCTGGATCACGCGCTGCTCGGTGATCCGGTCGAGGTAGTCGAACTCCACGACGTAGGCCCGCGACGTGAAGGCCGGGTCGACCGCGCTGGTCCCCGTGAACTGGAGACCGCGGTTGCCCGCCATGATCACGAACGCGTGCTCGTGCCGCTCGACGATCTCGCCGGTCAGCGGGTTGGTGACCTTCCCGGTCCCGTCGGTCAGCGGCAGCAGCACGTTGCGGTGCTGGTCGTCGACTCGACTGACCTCGTCGATGAACGTCACGCCCGGCTGCTGGATCGACTCGACGAAGGCCGACGGCACGTACTTCGTGACCGGGTGGCCGTCCTCGACGACGATCTCGCGCGTCCCGAACCACGAGTCCGGGTCGGTCATGCTGGCCGCGTCCACCTTCGTGAGGGGGAGCCCCACCGCGGCGGCGAGGTACCGCGCGCCGTCGGTCTTTCCGGACCCGCTGGGGCCGAAGAAGACGAGGTTCGCGGGCGGGTCGCCGTACTTCAGCGTCCCGCGGACGACGCTCTGCCACAGCGCCATCAGGTTCGGGTCTGGAACGTACTCGTGGGCCCGACGGGCCTCCTCCTCCGGGACGAGATCCTCGTCGCTGAACTGGAGCGTCGAGAGATCGACCGTCCGGCGAGGGGTCTGTCCTGCGCGGCGGGATCGTCGGTACTCCCGGTCGCAGTCTCGACAGCGGATGGTCTTGCGATTGGGGTCGAGCGCCCAGTTCGCGAAGTGCTCCTCGTCCCACGGGAGCTGGTGGGCGGGCTGCGTGCCGAAGCCAGCGCATTCCCGCTGCTGCGGTGTCACTACGTGGTCCTCCTGTTGGCGTCTGGGTTGACCTGTCTATTCTATCCGCTACGGCCAGATGGTGGCCATACAGATATCGTCGCGCGCGTAAGAAGACGGGCCCCGCTGGTCCGGCGAGGCCCGTCTTCGAGGGTCGGGGCGGACCCTCCTAGGGTGTGAGGAAGGTCAGGACGAAGAGGCCCATCCCGAGCCAGCCCCACTGGACGGTGGCGCGCGGGACGGGGACGTTGAAGGCGGCGATCGCCAGGCAGATCAGGGCGACCACCAGCAGGACGATGTCGATGACGCTCACGTGTCGTTCTCCTCGTTGGGCGGGACCGACCCGGGGACCTCCCCGACGGGGGCCACTGCGACCGGCTCGGTGATCTCGACGGGCAGCGGCGCCTGCGGTGTCGGGGTGGTGGTCATCGCGGCCTGCGCCCCGGCGTGGGTCGCGTCCTGCGCGGCCCGTGCCGCCTGCTTGGTGGCCTCGGACTGAAACAGGCTATTGACGACGATCGTGATCACCGACACGAACCCGCCGACGATGATCCCCTCCGCGCTGTCTGATAGGTACTCTGTGAACGGCGCCAGCAGCGCCAGGCCGAGGAAGATGAGCAGGCTCCAGATGATGACGAGCGCCGTCAGGTGCCGGAGCAGGGTCCCCCGGAAGTTGCTCTCTGGCGGGTTCACGGCTTGCTCGCTTGCGCCGCGGTGTTCCAGTTCTCCCACTTCGTCTCGTTGGCGGCGACGGCCGCGTCGAGCTGGGCCTGGGTGAACCCGCCGCCGATGGCCGGGTCGGCCGGGACCACGATCCCGGCGCTGGTCTCGTGGATGTACGGGTGGTCGAGGAAGACGCCCGCGGTGATCCGCAGCCACCCCGACGGGAGGGTCGCGAACGGCGCGTTGGCTGCGACGATGACGCACTCGGCGTCGGCCGGGGCGGCGGACCCTCCGGTGCCGGCGGTGAACGCCTCGGGCTCCCCGAGGAGGTTGTACCCCGTCACCTTGACGCCGGCCTTGAACGAGATCTGCTTCTGGTAGGGCTTGCCGTCGGCCCCGATGAACGGGGTCGCGGTCACCGTGCGGTCAGCCACGAAGTAGTCCTTTCTGATCTCGCGCACCTGGTGGGACGCGATTCCGTTCATCCACGCCGTCATGTGCGCCACCGACCTGTCGATCGGGGCGGCGCCCGGCGGGAGCAGCGGGTCGTAGACCCTGATCACGCTGGTCGACATCGCGACCCCGAACACCTCGTGCGTGAAGGTCCCGGCCTGGGCTCCCACGGGACTGCCGACGCCCGTCAGGCAGAACCCCATCCCGGGCCGGGCCAGGAACGCCGTCTCGCTGGTGGTGACGCTCGGGAGCAGCAGGGTCCTCGAGAAGAGCTGCCGCGCGCGGGCGTCGGTGGTGTTCAGGTCCTGCGGCGCGTCCGCCGTGACCTCGAGCAGCTCGCGCTGGGCCTGGGTGTACGGGGCGCGCATCGTGACCCCGCCGTACAGGAGCCCCATCGCGTACGAGGTGGCGACGCAGGCCTCCCAGTCGCCGACCTCGCGCTCGGTCCAGACGATGTTCGGGTTCCACTGGCTCACGTCACACGTCCTTCGTGAGGATGCGGAGGCAGGACTCGCAGGTCCTCTCCCCGCTCGGGACTTCCTCCGCTGTCGGCCCGGACGTCGTGCGCCCGCAGAGGGTGGTCGCCATGTCTGTTCCCCCTCTGGACGTGAACTGGCTCTTCACGACGTGCCAGCTCCTGATCTTGACCCACAGCGGATCTTCCACTCGGTGCTCCTCTCCGGGCGGGGGGGGGGGGC